GTCAGCAAGGAGGACCCTCCAAGCTTTTGACCCACCTACCCCCGCGGGGTGTTCTGTTGCTCCTTGGCCCAAGGGTGGTTCGGGTCCAACGGGAACCCGGACTCATCCGACCCCTTGAGCCTGCCGGTCCTCTCCTGTTCGGCCTTCGCCCCATTGTGGCAGACTTCACAGAGCGATTGTAAGTCGCCCCAGAAGAAAAGAACCTCGTCTCCCCGGTGAGGGACAACATGGTCAGCGACCGTTGCCGGGGTGGTCTTCCCCATGTCCCTACACATACGGCACAAAGGCTCATTCCACAGTTGGTGCGCCCGTCGGAGCTTCCACTGCTTGGTCATGTAAAGATGATGCCACCTGCTCATTCCTTGTCCCCAAGGTACTGGAGCACTTCGCCCATGCCCGCATCATCAACGGCATCCTCGGTCAGGGATGTGACCAGGACATTAAGAACTGCGTAGGTCGCCTCAACCAGTTCCTTCACGACCTTGTTCGCCTCGGCCTGGGTCCTGGCCTGCTCCTCCATCGCCTTGGTCATCCGGTCCAACCGGTCCATCAGAGCCTGTTCGTTCATGGTTCGTTCTCCTCAAAAGAATATCCGCCTGGGCCTTCGCCCGAGCCACCAACCCAAGAAGGTAAGCCCTCCTTCTTTGGCACCCTGCACAACCCCTGATCATACCCATTGCCTACCCCCTATGACCATATGCCCACTGACCCATCATACCCTCGTTCTAAGCCCCCAACCCTTCGGCGCACCAAAAGGTTTCCACCCCCTTTTTCCGGCCCAAAAAATGACCAAGAACCCCGCGGTTTTGGTGCGCCGTTTTTGGTGCGCCGCCTTAGGGATACGAGAGGCGGCGCACCAAAGAGTGCGCGCCGCCCTTCGTCTCTGAGTTTGCTGCGCCGGCGCACCATGGCGCACCAAAGAATCTTGGCGCACCAAACCACATACACATGCCTTAAGCCCCCGTGTCCGACCCCGCGGGGGTCTCAGGTTGTTCCCACCCGACCGGGGCCAGGAAGGTCCTTGAACCACCCCTTCCCCCGCCCCTCGGAAGGGGCCTTAGCTCCACGCGCCCTGTGTCCTCGAGGTAACCTATGGCCTCCCGGAGTTCGGTCCGGGAAAGGCCCATGGAGGAAGCGAGAGGGGCCAGAGATCGCCCGGTCGGGAACCTCCCCTCTTCAACCTCCCGAGTGATCAGGACGAAGACTTGGTCGGCCTGGTTGCCCGCTATCTCCATAGGGGTTTCGGTCACAGGTTCAATCCGCTCAAAAAGGTACCCCCGCCGAACCAGGTAGATAGGGGACTGAGGTGGACAGTAACTCAACTTCGGTCTGGCCATGATGACCCCGGATTCGTCGGCCGTCAAGGTGTACCCGGTCTCACGGTGCCAGGTTTCCACGTCGAGGGCATTTGACCCGTGGTATGTGGTCATGACCGAGACCATCCGGGCGCCGTCGGAGAAGGCCGATCCACCCCGGCCAGAATACTGGTCCAATGTCCGCTCTCGGGCATTCCCTTTTCCCGAATGGTGCACATATTGGACTGCACAATTGAGCCGGTTCCGGAACTGCCGGGCCACCTCGATCAGCCCTTGTTCGGCGTCGTTAACCCTGGCCTCTCCCACCCCGAAGGAGATAGCAGGGTCGAGGATCGTCAGGACAGGAGGGTTCGATTCGCAGGCCTCGATGATGTCGTCCACGACCTTGGAGGCCACGACAGTATCCTTCTCGATCCGGGTCAACTTGGTCGGGTGGGAGGAGACGTCAGAGATCAGGAAGTCACGTCGGACCACCTCCAGGTCTTCCTGGGACACCCCCATGGCCTTGGCGATCTCTCGGGTTCTGGCAATGAGCATACCGCGGGTGTCTTCCGCGGTGATCAGGAGGACCGGGCCGGGTTTCTGGATGTCCAGGCCCCAGAGGGGTCGGCCCAGGACCAGGTGTATTGCGAGATAGAGCTGGAGGGTCGTCTTACCCGAGCCGCCGGGGGCGATGAGAAGGCCGACGTCGGCATAGATCAGGTTTTCGATGATGGTGTCCGGGGAGAGCCGAGCGTCCTCCCATTCCCCTGGGCCGATAGCCCCAGGCAATTGCCACTTCCCTTGGGGCCTTTCCTCTTCGCCCCCTTCCTCCCTCACCTTCCGGCAGGCCGAGGAGACCACCCGGTCAAGGTCGTCAAAACGGCTGGCCCACCGATCCGATCCGTCGGACCACTCCCTCATCAGGCTCTGGAGGAAGGCCAGGATGATCGCTTCAGGGACCTTCTTGTTGGCCAGGGCCATGGAGAGCCGGAGGCTGGCCTCGTGAATCCCGTCGCCCCCTGTCCGCATGGTGTCCATCAGGCCATTAAGGGTCGTGTCCTCCATGGGGCCTTTCCGCTCCCAGTCCTTGGGCAACGGGATGTCGTCCTCATCCACCTGGGAAACCGGCTTGACGACCGGCGCCTGGTCAATGGGAACCCCGCGGGATTGAAGGACCCGGTAGTTCTGTTCACCCCCGGCGGCATGGCCAACGTAGAAGGCCTGGGAGAGGACGAAGGACTCAGGGGTCAAACACCCCCCGAGGACTGCGTCCAAGCGCCGTATAAGGGCCTTTCGGCCCGAAGGGTGGATAGGCCTTGCCAGAGGGGCAAACACGCGCCAACGGGGCTTCTCGGGGGTGGAGGAGTGGGTCGTTACGACCACGGCCTGGACCCCCGCGGCGTCGAGGAGTCGTTGGGCGGCCTCGGGGGTTACCTTCCCAGCGTCGTAGTCGCCTTCGAGGCCGGTCACCTCCAGGAGGTTGTCGTCGTGCCGGAGGGAACCCTTCGAGGTGGGGTTATCCCCGAAGACCCCGAACTTGACCAGAGGGGATTCGGCCTTGGGCTTCGGCGGGAGCCGGTCCAACCACTCCAGGAAGTCCGCCCAGGTCATTTCCATGGGTTGGACCGAAGTGCCGGCCAGGTTCTTGAATACTGTCAGTCGTACTTCTTTTTGCGATGGTGGGGAGTTGTCCCCGGCGTTTTGGGGCATAATGGAAAAGCTCCTTGTGGTGGGGAAGCGAAGACGAAGTTGGAGTTTAGGCCCTGGTAACCCCAGGGCCTTTTTTTATCCTACCCCTCCTTAGGCCTTCGCGGTGGCGAAGGTGTCGGCCAAATCCCACAGGGCAGCATTGAACTGGTTGGACTTCTCGATGTTGGCCAGTTGGCCTACGGTGCGGACCCGGCCATTGGCGTCCCGGCCAGTGATCCCCCCGCGAACCAGGTTTTCCTGGATGCGGTTGAAGGTGGTCCAGAGGTCCTTCCCCATGTCCTCACGGCGACGGGGCTGGAGGATCAGGTCCGGGTTGACCTCGATCGCGGCTTCGGGGAACCGGATGCGGGAGGCCTCGGCGGCCAGTTCCAGGTAGACCCCATCTTCCAGGTAGATGCCCTTGTAAGCCTCGATCCGGTCGAAGATGCTCTTGGTCGTTTCGGCCGTCAGCTTAATGGCCTCATGGAGGTCGGCCTCGTAGTTGCCCATGTGGACGAACTTCTGCTTCGTGAAGGCGTTGCCGGCCACCAGGCCGTTGGAGCAGATCAGGCGGAAGACCCCGGCCATCAATTGGGCCTTACGGCTGCCGTCGTAGGAGTTCAGGAGGAGAACCCGCGGGACCTCTTGGCCAACCACGCGGTTGCCAATGTCCTGGGGACGGCGGAACTCCACTTCGTGCAGGCCGTAGCGGCCGGCGACGGTGCGGGCCTTCGGGTAGCGGAAGTTGGAAACCTCGAACCCCATGTCCTGCATGTCGGTGATGACCTTGCGGGTGTCCAGGAAGAGGTACTTGTCGGAGAGGCCTTCGGCCGGGGTGGAGGGGAGGCGGGCCAGTTGGGAGGCGAAAGAGGTCATGGTGTTTCTCCTGAGTAGTGGGGGTGTCCTGGGTGGACATGATGAATCTTATGTCAGAATCATCTGATTGAACACCCCCTCGGGAAAAATAACTCGGCTTTTACGTTGACGAATCACTCCTCCTTCGGCCACATGGTCATTTTCTTCTGGAAGGTGGTCTTCTTGGCCTCCGCGGGTTTCAGGCCGCCTTCGATGAAGTATTGATGAATCAGGGTATTAACCAGGCGAACCCCCAGGGTGTTGTTTTCATAGGCGTCGGTTATCACGGCCATGATCTGGGTGATGACCGTGTCACGGTTCGTGTTGTCAAAGAGCGTGAGGTAGTTCTCCAGGAGGGGGCTGTTCTCCAGGATGTTCTGCATCTCCTCGAGGGTGACCTTCTCCAGGCCATAAGCCAGTCCCACCCGCCCCAGGAACTCGGTCTTCAGACCCATCTCCCGGAGGCGATCAATGTCGATGTTTTCCTCCCCGTTGAAGGCGCCGGCGAAGACAAACAACACTTTGTCCGTCCTCACGTCGATATACTTCCCGTAGTCGCCGAAGACGCTGGTGCGACCTTCCAGGGCCTTAAGGAACTCGTTCTGGACCCCGTTCGTGGTCTCGTGGGCCAGGTCTGAGTTCGAGTTGCCGCTGATGAACAACTTGTCGAACTCATCCACAAAGCAGACCACCGGGTGGCCTCCGGCCCGGAGGAGAGGGGTCAGGGCCTTAGACAAACTGTTGCCGGAGGTCCCCTCCTTGGTCAACCCCGCGGCGTTGACCTCGATGACCTGAAGATCCAGGGCCTCGCACAAAGTCCCGATGGTGTGGCTTTTCCCGGAGCCCGACGGGCCGGTGAGGATGAAATGCGGGCGGACCTGACCCTCGGAGTGCTTGAAGATGGACAGGATGCGCCGGATGGAGTTGATGGATTTGATGCTCATGGGGTTTCTCCCGTGGTGAGGGTTGAAGGCCCCTGGGGTCAGGGGCCGGTTGGGTTATTTCTGGAGGGTGGCCGGGTCGAAGGCGGAGAGGTCCAGGCTGTTCATCTGGGTCTCAGTGCCCTGGATCGTCAGGACCCACTTCCGGGTGGCCTTGTCGTAAGCCAGGGTGCCACCGAGCTTGGCCACCGCATCGACCTTGGCATTGATCTTATACTGGGGGTTGATCGGCCCCTTGCGCTTCTTCTCGGCCACCGGGACTTCCTGGCGGGAGAACTTGTTGAACCCCTTCTGGCAACCGTCACAGCGGAGGACGGCGTCGCCGAGGAAGGTACCGGCCTTGCCCGCCGGGGACACCAGGTGGGAACCACAGAACGGGCAGGCTTCGGGGGTTTCCTCTTCGGCCTGGGTCGGGGCGTCTTGGACCGGGGCCTTACCCTCTTCCGAGGCCATGAAGTCGGCGATCAGGGCGTTAGAGGCGGCGTGAGCCTGGTGGAGCTTTTCCTCCACCGAGTCCTGGACTGCTTCGGCGTAGGCCTGAACCAGTTCCCCAGTGGTCTGAACCGCGGGGAACCCGTAGGACTTACCGGCCTTAGCCTTACCCACTTCGGTCTGGGCTTCGGACTCCACGACGCCGGGGATGGTGGGGAGGAGTTCGCGAATCCGGGAGGACGAGACGTCCAGGCGGCCGGCCAGATAACCGACGGTGAAGGACTGCCCGCGGTTGTCGGCGAGGAAGTTGGTGATGATGTCGATAGCTTTCATGGTCTTTCTCCGGGTGGATCGTTGTTTGGTATGAGCATTGTGTCGTTGTTAAATCAGTCTGAACACCCCTTAGGACGAAAATAACTGGGTTATTTTCGTCCCGTCCAGGGCCTCAGTTATGTACGGCCTTAGAGATGACAGGGCAGAAGGGGCCGGCATGGCCCTCCTGGGAGACCCGGCAAAGGAACTCCCCGAAGGAATACTCCACCACGTCGGTGATCCTTCCGACCTGGTGGTAGACCTCCTTCGGGTACAGGCCCTGGGTTCCACAGTCGAAGGCCAAGGTCGTACCGTCCTCAAAGGTCTTCTCCACCCAGGCGTGGCCGAACCGAACCCCGGCGATAGGGCCTTGCCCGGTGCAAATCCCATGGACTACCACCCACCCGGTGTCCCCGGCCTGATGGGCATTCACAATAAAGTGGAAGGCGTTGGTGTAACACTCCCCCTTTTGGGCTTGGCGGTTGAAACCGCGGAGTTCGTTGAGGTACTTAAACATGGTCTTTCTCCTTTGGGGGCCGAAGCCCCCGGATTCATTTAGTTGGAAGAGCGGATCTTGTTGACCACGGTCACGTTGGACATGGAGTACCAGACCAGACCCTGAGGGTCGCGGACCAGGATCTTGGTGTTGTCTTCGTTGACCCCGATGACGGTGCGGATCGCCCGGCCTTGGAAGCGGTTGATCGAGACCGAGAGGATGTCGGTGCGGACGTACTTAGTGGACTTGGCCATGGTCTTTCTCCGGGTGGTTCGTTGTGTTGATGGGTTCATTCTGTCGTAGTTACATCTGTCTGAACACCCCTATGGACAAATAATTCTGAACTATTTGTCCGGGGGCCGAAGCCCCCCTTTCGGGTTAGGGGTGGAGGCTTAGAAGGAGGTCCCACATTTCGTCTACAACGTCCTCCGGGAACTCCGAGTATTCTTGGAGGTACATTTGGGGGTCGGCTTTGAACTCCCGGATAAACAGGTCGGGGGAGCCGTCCTCTTCGGTAGCCCTACGGATCATCTCGGCAACCAGAATTTGGGCTACGGTGTAGTTCTTGTGGGACAAGGTGATCAGGTCATTGAGGTTCATGGTCTTTCCCCGGGTGGTTCGTTGTGTTGATGGGTTCATTCTGTCGTAGTTACATCTGTCTGAACACCCCTCGGGAGAAAATAACTGAACTATTTTTTGCCTCTTTCCTTCTGGGGTATTATCCCTTGACCCTACCAGGAGAAACCCCAGATGAACACTGCCAAGATCGCCTCGTTGCTCCGGCAACTGGCCGATGAGATCGAATCCCAACCTACCCCCGCGGAGGAACCCAAGGCCCCTTCCCGGGCTCCCCAGGAAGCCCAGGAGCTCAAGGAACTCCAGACCCCTCCCGAACCCCTTGACCTTCCCTGGGACGAAGGCGAAGTGAAGATCGTGCTGAAGGACCTCCAGAACCTGGGGGCTAAGGTCCTGGCCGCCGGGGGTCGGGCGTTCCTCTCGGCCCTCCTTTCTGAATTCGGCGTTAAGGCCCTGTCTGCCGCCGACCCCAAGGACTACGCCGCATTGGCCCGGAGGATTCATGACTACCTCCGGTAATGAAAGCCAACTGCTCCTGGGCAAGGCCATTGCGCCGGCTTTCTCCAACCCCCAGGGTATGGAGGAGCTGAAGGCCTTCCTCCGGGAGAACGCCACCCAGGAAGTCCCCGACGTCACGACCAAGAAAGGTCGTGACCGGATTGCCTCCTTGGCCTACATGGTTGCCCGGTCAAAAACCCTGGTCGACGACTTCGGTAAGGAACTGGTGGCCGAAGAAAAACGCCGCCTGGCCATGATCGACGCCGAGCGGAAGAACTGGCGTGACTTCTGTGACAGTCTCAAAGAGGAAGTCCGGAAGCCCTTGACCGAGTGGGAACAGTCCGAGGAGAAACGGAAGGGGGCTATCCGGGCTCGGCTTGCCGACCTGGAAGCCTCCACCTGCACCTCCGGGCTCTCCTCCATTGAGATTCAGGGGGTCATCCAGTGGGTGGAGTCTGTCCCCCTGGATGACACCTGGGAGGAGTTCGCTGAGAACGCCGAGATCCTGAAAGGACGGGTCCTAGTCAACTTGAAGATCGCCCTGTCCAAACAACAGACCCACGAGGCCGAGCAAGAAGAACTTGCCCGACTCCGGGAGGAGAAGGCCCGCCGGGACAGGGAGGAACACGAGCGGAAGATTGCCGAGGAGGCCGCTCGGAAGGCCAAAGAGGAAGCCGAGGCGGAAGCCCGGAAAGCTCTGGAGGCCGAGGAGGAAAAGCGCCGGAAGGCCGAACGGGAACTGGCCCGTGCTCGTGAAGAAGCCGAAGCTGCCAAGCGCCGGGAGGAAGAGGCCGAACGCCGCCGGGAAGCCGCCGAGGCTAAGGCCGAGGAGGACAAACGCAAAGCCGTGGAGGCGGAACAACTCCGGGCCAAAAAGGCCGAAGAGGAAGCCCGCGCCAGGGATGAGAAACTGGCCAAAGACGCGGCTCACCAACGTGAGGTTGCCAAGGAGATTTACGACGACTTGACCTCCAACGGGGTGTCTCTAACCGCGGCTGGCCGGACTGTCCAGTTGCTCCAGAAGGGGGTCATTCGTCATGTCCGTATCCAGTACTAAGGCCCATGCCGACCTCCCCCCGTCCAGTTCGGACAAGTGGATCTACTGCCACGGGTGGCTGGCTCTCAACCGCGGGCTCCCCAACGACTGCTCGGCGGCAGCGGCCGAAGGGACTGAAGCCCACGAGGTCCTGGAGGCCGTCCTCCGGGGAACCCTTGACCTGTTCACCCTGAAAGACAACGAGATGGTGGACTACCTGGCGCCGTGCGCCGAGTGGGTATCCTACCAACCGGGGGTGATCCACCCGGAACTCCGCATGGACTTCGGGTCCACCTTCGGGTTCGTCGATCTCTTCGGGACTTCTGACGTGGTTATAGACCACCCCGAGCACCTGACTGTCGCCGACCTGAAGTACGGAATGGGGCTGGTAGAACCCGAAGGGAACACCCAACTTCTGACCTACCTCTCCGCCGCGGTTGATCGCTTTGGCCCCCGGAAGAAATATCGCCTGGTTATTCTCCAACCCAGAGCCTACCACCCCAACGGGGCTATCCGCGAGTGGTGGCTGACCCATCAGGAACTGGAGGACTTCCGGGTGTTGTTAGGGGAGGCCATCTCCCGGAACTACAACCGCGGGAAACCCACTGCCGGCGACCACTGCCGAAAATACTGCAAAGCCCAAGGGTCGTGCCCGGCCCTGGCCCGGTACTCACTGGACATTTTCCGAAGCACCCCGGAGTGAATCATGCACCATCTTCCCGTTGACTCTGAAGGCCGTCTGACCGACGAAGCCCTGGACTACCTGGCGGGGCAACTCCCGTTGGTCAAGTCCTGGGTTCAGTCTGTTGAGGACGAATTGCTTCGGAGACTGGAGACCGGATCGGTCTTTAATAATGTAAGATTGGCCCCTAAGAGGGCAACCCGAGCCTGGTTCGATGAAGACCAGGCCAAGGCCACCCTTTTGACCCTCCTCCCGCTGGACCAAGCCGCGCCCCGGTGCGTCCTGTCCCCAGCCCAGGCGGAGAAAGCCGTGGGCAAGTCCACTTTCGCTAAGATCCTGGACCCCCACGTTACCCGGCAATCTTCGGGGATGACCCTGAAGTTTAATAACTGAGAGACTGAGATCATGCAGATTGTAACCCCCGGCGGCATTGCCGCTTTCGCCTACGTCTTCCGCCCCCAAGCCGCCATGCAGGACGGGAAGGACCCCCAATATGCCCTGTCCCTGGTCTTCGAAAAGGACAACCCGAAGCTGAAGGGCCTGCAGGATGCGATCGTGGAGGTGGCGACCAAGAAGTTCGGTGCCAAGGCCAAGCAGATGCTGGAAAAAGGCCAACTGAAGACCCCTCTCCGGGACGACAAGGAAGGTGAGGACTTTGAGGGCAAACTGGTCCTGACGGCCCGGTCTTCTGAGAAGCCCCAGGTCGTGGACACGGATGCCGAACCCATCATGGACCAGATGGACTTCTATTCCGGTTGCCGTGCCCGCATGGACATTTGGCTGTACGCCTACGACAAAGCGGGCAACCGCGGTGTGGCGGCCATCCTCAACAATGTCCAAAAGCTCGGCGAAGGCGAGCGGAAGTCCGGGCGCCGTTCGGCCTCCTCGGCCTTCGGCAACCTGGACCCGGAAGACGAAGCCCTGTTGTGATTCGCTGGGTCCTGGGCAACCAGGACCCTTCGACCTGTCCCTGGCTGGTGGGGGTTCCCGCCGGGTGTACACCGGGGGCAGGTCGAAGGGTTTTCCCTTCACCCCCTTATCTACTGAAACGAGGAACATCATGACGACTGCAAAGACCGAAGCCTCCAAGCGCACTGGCCGCCCGAGCTCCCCCGAAACCCAGGCCCGCCTGGACAAGATCGTGGCTCTCGTGAACTCCAATGGCGATGCCGGCACCTCCAACCCCGCGGTGGCCGAACACCTGGGCATTCCGACCCTCCAGACCTCGGTGCTGGCCAAGCGCCTGACTCGTGACGGTCTGATCCAGACCAAGAAGGAAGGCCGCAGCCTCATCTTCTACCCGGCTGCCTAACCCGTGGCCCGGTCCTGGCATATCGACTTCGAGACCTATTCCGAAGCCGACATCACCGTGGTCGGGGCCTTCCGTTATGCGGAAGACCCCTCGACCCGGGCACTCATCCTGGCGTTCTCCGACGGGACCTTTGACCCGGTGGCTGTGGACCTGACCAAGGAAGGTTATCTGGAACAACTCACCCCGCTCTTCAACGCGATCCTGGCCGGGGCCACCCTGTGTGCTCACAACGCGGCCTTCGAGCGGGTTATCTGGTCTAAGGTGTGCCGGCACTGGCCCGTTCACCCTAAGCCCTCCCAGTGGGATTGCACCGCGGCGCGAGCCCGGATGATCGCCATCCCTGGGTCGTTGGACGGGGCCTCCCGAGCCCTTAAGGTCAAGATGAAGAAGGATTCTCGGGGGCATGACCTGATCAACATCTTCTCAAAGCCGTCCAAGAAGGGTCGGGTCTTACCCACCGATAGGCCGACTGAGTTTGCCGAGTTCATGGATTACTGCCGGCAAGACGTCCGCGTTGAGATAGAACTGGACCGAATCCTACCTCCCCTGTCCCACCAGGAACGGGAGGCTTTCCTCCTCGACTACAAGATAAACGACCGGGGAATGCCGGTCAACCTGGAACTGGTCCGAAAGGCCTCGGACTTCGTGGATGAGTACTCCGAAACCCTCTTGAAGAAGGCGACAGCTATTTCCGGGTGCCGACCCTCCCAGCGGGAGAAGACCCTGGAGTTCTTGGAGTCCCGGGGGTTCCCCCTCCCTAACCTTCAGGCGGGGACGGTGGAGGCCTTTGCCAAGCGCCCAGGGGTTCCCCAAGACCTAGTGGAACTGATGGACTACCGGATCGAGTTGTCCCGGGCCGGGACAAAGAAACTCAAGACCATCTTATCCTGTGCCTCGGCCGACGGGAGAGTCCGCGGGGGTTTCCTGTTCTCCGCGGCCTCCACCCGCCGGTGGTCGTCGGTCGGGGTCCAGATGCACAACCTCCAAAAGCCCGAGGGGGAGACCGACCCGGAAGTCGTCCTGGACGTCCTGGGGTCGGGGGAACCGGGTGGGCTAGTGGACATCTTCTCCCGACCCCTGACGGCTTTGGCTCAGTCGATCCGAGGTTTCTTCGAGTCGCAAGAACACTTCCTTGTCGCAGACTACTCCTCTGTCGAGCCCCGCGGGTTGGCCTGGTCCGCCGGCGAACATTGGCTCTTGGATGCCTACTGGAAGAAGCAGGATGCGTACAAGATAGCCGCGGGTAAGGTCTTTGGCATTGACCCTTCCCAGGTGGATGCCGGGCGCCGGTTCGTTGGCAAGCAACTCATCCTTGGTTGCGGGTATGGAATGGGGGCGACCCGGTTCATCGAGACCTGCGCCAAGTTCGGCAGGACCCTAACCCCCGATGAAGGGTCAGAGGCCGTGTTCGGTTACCGCCAGTCGGTCCCGGCGATCGTGGCCTTCTGGAAGGGGGTAGAGAAGAGTTGCATCGCCGCCGTCAAGCGGTGGAGGGAAGTTCGCTATGGCCGGTTCACCTTCCGCCCGTCCCTTCTCCCCAATGGCTTCCAGGTACTTTACATTGACATGCCTTCGGGAACGATAGCCTACCCTTGCCCGTCTATAGGCCAGGAGGAATGGGGTGGTGGCATCCGAGACACCTTTAACTTCTTCACCCCCCTCGGGTCCAGTTGGATTCAGACCGATACCTTCGGGGGTTCCCTGGTGGAGAATATCATCCAGGCCTTGACCCGGGACATCCTCCGAGACGGGATGGTGGCAGCCGACAAGGCCGGGTTCAACCTTGTCGGGCACTGTCATGACGAAGCAATCGCCGAAGGCGACAACAACCCCTCCGACCTCAAAGAATTCGAACGCCTCCTCTGCTCCTCCAGCCCCTGGGCCGAAGGGTTCCCCATTGCCACAGAAGGCTACATCTCAAAGCGCTATAAGAAGTGACGTGAAGGAGTCAACCCTCGAGGCTTTACTGACCCGAGAGGTCAAAGCCGCCGGGGGTCTTTGCATCAAGCTTCCCGCGATCCTCTACCGCGGCATCCCCGACCGGATGGTGCTCCTCCCCGGAGCCCGCATCTTTTTCCTCGAACTGAAGACCGACACCGGGAGGGTCAGCCCCGCCCAGGTTCGCTTCATCTCTTTCCTTCAATCCTTGGGCTTTTTCTCAGATATAATCAGAGGGAAATCCCAGCTTCTGGAGTTCCTAGAAAATCATGTCCGCAAAGACCTTTCGCGCTGACGTCAAAAGCCTCTTGGCTGACCTGGAGGCCCGGTTCCTGAAGGCCCCGATCGTGACCGGGGCCACCTGGCAATCCATCAAGGCCCCTCAACCCATGGTAGAAGTCCGCAACGTCTCCTTCACCCTGGACCTCCCCGGGACAGACCTGGAAGTGTACAGGAAAGCCCTGATGCCGAACCTTCCCTGGGCCGACGAGCACTTCGTCAAAGAGCGGGTTAGCGGTGACCCCATCAACCCAGGGACGACCTGGAGGATCTGGCCCTATTCCCGGTCTGCCAACACCCACCGCCGGGAGGGTGAGCAGGACCCGCAGTTCGACCATTCCTATGCCGAAAGGTACTGGCCGAAGTTTGCCGGGGCTACCCCGACGGGTGTCCTGGAAGAAACCCCTCCCGAGGGTTCAGGCCGCCAGGGTTATCGGTTCCCCTACGGTGACCTTGACGACCTGGTGGAGGTCCTCCTCGACGACCCCCTGACCCGCCAGGCCTATCTCCCGATCTGGTTCCCCGAAGACCTGGGGGCATGCCGTCAACACAAACGAGTCCCCTGCACCCTGGGCTACCACTTCATCCTCCGGGAAGGCCGGCTCCATTGCGTGTACTTCATGAGATCGTGCGACTACATTCGGCACTTCCGAGACGACCTCTATCTGACTATAAGACTCCTCCTCTGGGTCCTGGATCAATGCTCCCTGGCCGACCCGGCCAAGTGGGCCGACGTCCTCCCCGGAGACTTCACTGTCCACCTCACCTCCCTCCACATGTTTGAGTCCGACCGAAATGCGCTCCTTAAGACCATACCAGACTAAAGCCAAAGACTTCCTCCTTGACCGGCAATATGCCGGCCTGTTTGCCGACATGGGCATGGGGAAGACCGCGGGAACCCTCCACGCCATGGTGGGGTTCCCTAAACCTATCCTTCTCATTGGCCCGATCCGGGTCATAGAAGACGTATGGAGGGCCGAGGCAGCCCTTTGGCCCGAAACCCAGGGGTTGACCTTCTCCTTGGTCAGAGGCCCCGTAAAAGCCCGCGCTAGGGCCTTAGCGACCCCCGCGGATGTTTACCTCGTGAACCCGGAACTGGTGGACGAAGTCTTGGCCTCGGATGTTCCCTTTGCCTCCTTGGTCGTCGATGAGTCCTCCATGTACAAGTCGCCGTCAACCAAGCGGTTCAAGTCTCTGCGAAAAGCCAGGAAGCGCTTCCAGAAGATCGTGATCCTGACGGGGACTCCCTCGCCTAACTCGCTGATGGATCTTTGGAGCCAGATATACCTCTTGGACGGGGGGACTCGCCTCGGGACCTCCTTCTTCATGTTCAGGAATATCTTCTTCAACCAGACGGATTACATGGGCTATTCCTTCGAGCCGAAGCCTGGGGCCGTGGAGAAGGTCTCCCGGCTCATCTCCGACATAGTCCTCCGCATCGAGGCCAAGGGTAACCTCCCCCCGCGGGAAGTTCTCCACAACCGAATCACCGTCGACCTCCCTCCTAAGGCCCGGACGCACTACGACGAAATGGCCAAGGACGCCTTCTCCAGGATAGCCTCCGAGGACGTCTCCGCGGGGTCGGCCGTGACCGTCCTGACCAAGCTCCGGCAAATGGCTAGCGGGTTCGTCTACGGGGACGACGGGGCCACGGTAGAGGTCCACCGGGAGAAGATCAAGGCCCTGGAGTCCATCATGGATGAGACAGGGTCTCCCGTCATCGTGGTGTACCAGTTCCGGCATGAACTCCAGGCCCTGAAGGCCGCTTTCCCCCAGGGGCTTGAACTAGCCGACGTGAAGATGGACGACTGGAACTCCAAGAAGATCCCCATGATGTTCCTCCACCCCCAGTCAGGGGGCCACGGGCTCAATCTGCAGTACGGGTCTCACACCATGGTCATCTTTTCGGCCTCCTTCTCTTACGAGCACATGGCTCAGACCAAGGCCCGGATCGACCGGCAGGGTCAGGAGTGCCCGGTCATCTTCCACGAGATCGTGGCCCGGGACACCGTGGACGACCTCCTCCTGGAAGCCTTAGACCGGAAGTCCTCCGACCAGTCCAGGATCTTGGATCTGGTCAAGGCGTACGCCCAGAAACACGGTCGATAATCCACCTGAAGGAAATGCAGTCGCCAGGGGTTCCCGAGAGGAAACCCCTGATATAATTACCCCACCAACCACGAGGACACCCCCATGGAACTGAAACGCCCCATCATCATCGAAGGCCCGGACGGGGCCGGGAAGACCACGCTCCTGGAGCGCCTGGCCGAAGACATGGACCTCCCTGTCTTCCACACCGGAGGGCCGATCCTTACCATGGATCAGCTCCGGAAGAAACTGGAGGACATGCGTAAGCGCCGCCGCACTCACCTCTTCGACCGCTGCCCCCATATCTCCGACCCCATCTATGCCAAAGCCGCCGGGCGCCGCCCGGTCATGGACGCCGAGGTCATCCGCGACCTCCTCGCCTGGGAGCTCTCCCCGGTGATCGTCTACTGCCGTCTGGAGGCTACAGCCCACATGCTCGAGCTCGTGTCAGGCAAGGTCAAGGCCCACAAATCCCCCGAGCATCTGGCCATGGTTCAGACGAAGTACCTGGACATAGTGGACGACTACGACAACCTCTTTGCCGACCGCATCCCTGGGGTCTTGGTCCTCCGGTACGACTGGCAACACAGCGATTACAACTCCCTTCTGGAGAAACTGAAATGTGCGGCTTCGTACTGACTTCCAACACCCCCGAGCACCGAGTCCCGGCGGCCTTGGAGGCCATGAGTTACCGAGGGGCTGACGGGAAAATGGGGGTGGTATCCCGCGGGTTCTTCACCCTGGGCCATGTCCGTCTGGCTATCCAGGATCTCTCCGATGAATCCCGGCAACCCAAGGCCTACCCCGGATTCGACCTGGCCTTTGTCGGGGAGGTCTTCAACGCCCCCGACGGGGTGATGGAGATAGACCACATTGCCAACACCCTGGTCAAACTCGGCCCGCAGGGTTTCCACGGTTTCGACGGGTTCTGGGCCATCGCCTCGGTCTTCCGGGAGATCGCCTACATCTACACCGACCACCTCGGCATCAAGCCCGTTTACTACTGGCCGACCAAGGGGATTGTCTGCTCCGAACTGGAGCCCATGTTCGCCCTGGAAGACCGACCTCCCCTGGACGAAATCTATCTGGCCAACTGCATCAAGTTCGGGTACGACTACTCTGGCCGAACCCCGTACAAGGGCATCTTCCAGGTCCCCCCGGGACACCGCCTCGAGGTCTACCTTGGTGGGATGCGTGTGACCCCGTACTGGGACTGGTCTTTGGTCCGAACCCCCGAGGTCACGGCGTCCAACCTCCGCTGGTTGCTGGATCGGGCTATCACCCGCCGACTGAAGGGTCTCCGGGAGATCGGGCTCCTCCTCTCGGGAGGTCTGGACTCCTCCATCATCTATTATTCCCTGAAGGCCCAGGGGCTCCTGGATCTGGTCCACTGCCTCAGCGTCGAGAATGGTGAGTCGGAGTTCCTCCCCTATGGGGTCAAGGCCCTTCCGGTCTCCCCGGTGTCCAACGAGGAGGCTGCCAGGATCATGCAGGCCCCTCTGGACCTGGGGTCACTCCTCCCCCAGATTCAGTTGGCCCGAGCCCTGAAGGCCCAGGGGTTGAACGTCTGCCTGACAGGTGACGGGGCAGACGAATTGTTCGGGGGCTACCACCGATCCAAGGTCTACGACTCCCAGGCTTCCGACGTCTTCTGCGAACTCCCCTATTATCACCTTCCGCGGTTGGACCGGGTGATGATGCGGGAGACCGTGGAGCAACGAAGCCCCTTCCTGGCTCCTTCGGTTGTGGCCTTCGCCCTGAAGACGCCGAGGGTCTTTCGGACTGGCAAACTGATCCTGAAGAACGCGTACTGCGATCTTCTCCCAACCGACATCTTGATGCGAGACAAACACCCGCTCAAATCCACTGCCGCTCAAACCGGCATTCCCTACCGTACCAACCTCGTTGAGGACTTCAGAAATGTCACAGCTTCCGCTTAACCTCGAACCCGACATGCTCGAACGTGTCGTCTCCTTCAACCAGACCGTGGTCGGGATCGCCCCCCGACCCTTGACCCCTTTCGCTCCGGACGAAAAGACCTGGATGGTCCGGGCCCTCCGGGAAGAAGCGAACGAACTGAGGGGGGCCACTACCGTGGTGGATCAGGTGGACGCCTTGGTCGATTCCATCATCTTTGCCATGGGTGGCCTTTACCGCCTGGGGTTGACCCACGAACAGGCTACTCGCTGCTTCAATGCAGTGATGGATGCCAACTTTGAAAAGAAGGCCGGGCAGAAAGCCGGCCGTGTAATCGGCCAGGTCTCGGATGCTGTGAAGCCCGAAGGTTGGGTCGGCCCTGAAGCTCGTATCGCGGAGATTCTCCATGTCTAAAGGTAACTCGTGGCAACATCGTAAAGCGGACACCATCGAGGAGCGGTTCGGCCTCCTGGATAAACCCACTTCGGTCAAGTACAAGAAGCAGCCGATCTTCCAGGAGCCTGAGGGTTCCCAGGAGGACCGGGAACTGACCGCCTTCGGTATCACTAGCGGCGTGGGCTCCATGCTCATCGGGGCCAAACAACTCGGCTTCAAGGTCGTGGGCAACGTGGAATGGCGCGATTACTACCGCTACCGCCAGGTGGGGGACACCCGCGGGAGTACCTTCATCCGCAACTTCCCCGGGGCCTATATTGCCCGGGGTCTCGATGACGTCCCGTCGGACCTCCTCCCCGGCACCATCGACTTCGCTGCCGGCCACCCCGAGTGCGGTCGCTATTCTGGGCTTTCCCACTCGGTGTCTCTGGGCTCTTACAAGGAGTCCCGGGGGGATGACGTGAGCGACCTCCCGCTCTTCCTGAAACTGGTCGCCCGTCTCCGTCCGCGGTTCTTCCTCATGGACGACCTTCCCGATTCCTTCGGCCCTTTGCCCATGGAAGAATACGTCCGCCTCCTTCCCGACTACGACCTCTTCCCTGAGTGGATCAGCAACTGGGCCTATGGAAATGTGCAGAAACACCGCAATCGCATGTTCATCGTCGGCGCTTTGAAGTCCGAGAAGTTCACGTTCGTACCGGGCGAAGCCGACCACCCCCTGGTCCTCCGCGACGTCATTAGCGACCTCGTGGATCTGCCCGAGGGGGTGGCCAACCAGGCCAGCGTCAACCTGGACTATGCCCCTCCCCGCTATGTGAACATGCGCCACTACGGGGACTCTCCCACCTGGCGGGAACTCCAGGAGATTTTCAAGGACAACCGTTGGCAAAAGAATCTGAAGTACTACACCCCCGACGGCGAGGAGAAACTCCGCCCCGGAACTAACAACCCGAAGTGGGACGGATACTGCCCAGTTCTCTCCGGTGGCTATAACCCTCTCCACCCGGTCCGCCTCCTGCCTTTGACCGTCCGGGAGCGGGCTCGAATCCAGGGGTTCCCCGATGACTTCGTCTTCTACCACGACGAAGCTGGCCCCTGGCGCGAACACTGGGAACCCTATGGGACTGACGGCCAGCGGGGGATCAAGCAGACCGGGAAGGCCATGCCTATCCAGTTCTGCCGGTTCGTCGCCGATCAGGTCAAGCACCATATCGAAGGCCAACCGTTCGAGGCCTCCGGGGAGCGGGTCCTGAAACCCAACCCCAAGGTCTCACAGGCCAAGATAGACTTCTGCAACTTGTCGGGATACGCCGACCAGGATGCAGCCTGCAACCAATGTTGGATGAAGACGACATGCGACCTTCGCGAGACGAACTCTATCTGAGGATTGCCTCCCTGGTAGCTACCCGGTCCACCTGCTCCCGCCGTTCGGTGGGGGCAGTCCTGGTAGACGACCGCGGGCGGATCTTGGCCACAGGCTATAACGGGGTGGCCGCGGGTCGTCCCCATTGCAACGAAGGCCACCCATGCCCCGGGGCCTCGTGCCCTTCGGGGACTGGGTTGGATACCTGCGAGGCGATTCACGCCGAACAGAATGCCATCCTCCTGCTGAAGGACCCTTGGCTCGTTGACACCTGTTACCTCACGACCACCCCGTGCATCTCCTGCCTGAAGCTCCTCCTGGGGACTTCGTGCCGGAGGATCGTGGCCCTGGGGGAATACCCGCATTCCGAGGCAAAGCAATGGTGGGAGGCGGCTGGAAGGGAATGGGTCATCAACCCCTTGGGTGAAGGACCCTAGGGCTTCCAGGACGGCCCCTAGAACACACGCTAAAAGGCCGGTGGGTATATACCCACCGGCCTTCTTCTGACCCGGGCTTAAACACCCATTCCTTCAAAGGCCTCCAGGACCTGGGCCACCTTGTCGTTGCGGTCGGCCAGGTTGCGGATTGCCCGGTTGGTCCGCAGAAGTTCAAAACGGCACTTAGCAGCCAGGTTCATCACTTCGTTGTAGTGGGAGTCGTCCATGGAACCGTAGGCCAGAATGGCCCCGGACTTCAGAAGGCCCTTGGCCACGGCGTTGGAGACGCGTTCATCCAGGAGGCGCTTTTGAGCGCAGAGGCCGTTAGCGTTGAAGGCGTGAAAGGCCAGGCGATCGCGGCAAGACCAGTCGGGGTTGTACTCGGAGGCTTCGTTGATGATGAAGGTGTAGGAGGGCTTGTTCATGGTCTTTCTCCGGGGTGTTCTGTGTGGGTATGGGTTCATTATGACAGACTTACGTCTGCCCGAACACCCCTTTGGAGAAAATAGTTCTGTTATTTTTACGACGTGGATTCCACGGGGTCGGGTTCCTCCTTCCTCAGGGTATCCACCATAGCCTGGAGGCGATCCACCTCCTCGGCCAAGGCCGAAGCCTGGGCTACCGCGGCTACCCGGCGGGTGTCGTGGTCTCGGCATTGGTTGACCAAGGCGGTGTGGCGATCCCGGGCCTCCTTAAGCTTCTGCTCCAAATCCTCTATCCTCACCATCAGGTGCTCCCAGGTGGAGAACATCCGGCGGATGACCGGGGAGTCGTAGCGCCCTAGAGTCATGGAGAACTTATTGAACCCCTCCTTCCTGGCGTAATACTCGAAGGACTTCTGGTTAGCGTCCATGGGCCTACCCCTTCACTGAACCAAAGAGGACAACCCCTCCGGCCAGGCCGGCCAAGATCAACCAGGCCATGGGTTTCCCGAAGAGGACGATCAGGAGGCCAGCGAGACCCCCGGCCAGGGCGCACAGGCCCCAAAACAATGCGATCTGGATAGCGTTCATTTCATATTCCCCTTTGCGTAAGCGTAAAGTTGGCCTGCGTATTTAGGCATCTTTTTCAGGAGGAGGTCCATTTGTTTCTGGGAAAGATTCCGCCCTGCCTGGACCTGCTTGGCGAAGGCCGAAAGGATGTCTGCGTCCACCCCGGTGAACCCAACCCCGTTATCCTCCGAGGTGGTCTCGGAGGCCTGTTCGGATTCGGTCTGGAAGGAGTAGATGCGGAGGAGCCCGCGGGTGGCCCAGCGGGGGTCGGTGGCCAACTTCTCCTTGAACTCCTGGAGGGCGTCCTTCTTGGTCATGGTGGAAAGGTCCATGGTAGGTCTCCGGGGTGGAACGGCCTTAGAAGGCCGCGATGTTGAAGGAGAAGTGGATGCCGTTGCGGAGGGCGCTGAGACCGAGGAAGAGGACCCCGTAGCGGATCTTGCCCTCGGTCTCCACCGGGATGATCATGTAGGTGAGCTGTTCGCCCTCCCACTGACCGAGGAGCTTGGCCACGGCCTTTTCGGCATTGGCGCGGGTGGCGTAGGTCTTGGTGAATTCGGGGGTGAAGTTCTTGACGTTCATGGTCTTGCTCCTGGAGAGGATCGTTGTGTTGATGGGTTCATTCTGTCGTAGTAACAACTGAACGAACACCCTCCAGGAGCAAAAGGTCAGACATTTACGTAGACGAAATGTCAGAGGGGTTTCTTGATGAAGTTGCCTTTATACCCGCGGGTTGTCTGGATAAGCCGGAACCGGCGGAGGAGCCGAAGGCACCGGGCGGCCTGGGGTCGGCCGGACCGGGGGAGGAACTTGGTGGTCTGCTGGTCGGCGTAGACGGTGGCGTAGTGCCGGCAGTAGGTGTCTAGCCACCACCAGGCTTCGACCACCTCCCGTGGGTACAGGGACTCACGTTCCGTCGGGGTCATCCTTCTTCCCCGGCTTCGGGTCGTAGTACGACCGCTCGATGAACTTGCCGACAATGTAGGCGAACCCGGCCAGGATCATGAGGCAGACGCTCGTGATCCCGTAGGCCATGAGGAGCGCCTGGGTGTCGGTTAGTTGGCCTATCTGCCACCCCAGGTAAATGGCCAGGAGAGAGTAGACGGTCGTGGCCATCAGAGCCGCAAACCTCTTGGTGCTAGGGGTCTGGCCTGGGCCACCTTCGGCGAAGCGCCCCAGCCATCGGAGGAAGGCCGGCCCTACCAGCCAGGACAAGATCCGGGTTATCATGGATATTTCACCCCGCGGGGGAGTTCGAAGTGCGGCATATCGACGAAGGACTCATCCCCCGAGTCCCCGTTGCAATTCCAGTCCCCACCCCACCGGAGAGGGGTCTTCAGTTCTTTGGCCGCCTGGAAGAAGGCGTCCTTGATCTGGAGAAGGAGGAGAGGGTTGTAAGAGACCTTGTCCTTTCCAATACAGGCAACCACGTCCACGGCGCAACCGGACAAGTGCCGAGACTTCATGGTCTTGGACGCCCCACGGGCTACCAGGGCCTTTTGCTCCTCGATGGTCCGGAGTCCATCTGTGATAGCGAAGTCTACCTTGGTCAAGGCCAAAGCCCGGGTGGCCACGGCCACCAGGTCAGGGTGGACCCCCTCCAGTTCCCTCCTGGAGCGAGCCCCGAACACGAAGCCATTAGCCATTTGGCCCTCCTGTCTTGGCCGTCATCGCGGCCAAGACTATTGCTCCGATGAAGGATAATCCTTTGACCACCCCGCCTATGATCGCGACGGTGATAGCCCCAACTGCAGTGAGCTTGACCTTCTCCACAAAGTCATTCCACTTCTTCTCCCGGCGGCGTTGTTCCTCGACCCAGAGGTGGTCGTCCCGGTGAGTCTCCGCGTCTACCCTATCGCGGGAGTCCAGGGCGGCGTTGACCGCCGACTGGACCAGTTTCTTCAGCTCTTCTTCTGACAGGGTCATGGATCAGTACTCAAGGATAATGGTGCCAGCCGTTCCGGCTTCCCCCGGGTTAAACCCCGTGCCTACCCCACCCGTTCCTACGGAATAGGCAATAACGTCCCCAGGGTTAACAGAAAGTACCTTTATAACTGTGCCTCCAGAACCCCCTCCCCCAAAAGAGTTGGCCCCAAGGGTATCCCCCCCTCTTCCTCGGGTAACGTAAATAGCCGAGCGGGATGACCCTGCATAGACCGGCCTCCCAGGCTCGCCGGGGAGGTTAACATCCCCACCTACTGCGGAGCCTGGAGACCCCCCTGCAGGGTTAGTACCCCCTGACCCCCCTCCACCACCCCCGGCAGAAATTGCTCCAAAGGAAGTGGTACCCCCTGCTGCCCCGTTGCAAGCCCCTCCCCCACCCACCAGGGTAGCCCTCACCCTGGTCACGTCGGCAGGAACCACCCAATTGCCGGCCCCGGCCAACTGGACAGAAGCCCCCACCCCGTTTAACCAGGGGGCGGAGACCCCGCGTTTTGCTATCTCGACGGGGTTGTTGTACAGGGCTAACATGGTGGCCTCGGTGACGATCTGGTCGGCCCCGAGGTCGGTTAGGTTCAGCGGATCAAAAGCCATCAGAATATCCTCTTTCCAGTTTGCCCGTCGGAGTAGACCCCCGCGTTGTTGGCAATGAACATGTAGCGGGTCCTCTGTTCCCCCGAAGCCGTGGCCCAGGAAACCCCCGAAGCCGAGGTCGGGGCAATCAAGGCGTACCGGGTACTGACAAAATCCTGGAGGGCCATCAGGGTGACCATATCCCCGCCTTGATCAGTAGCCACCACCCGCATCCGGAGGGTTCGGGGTTCCCCCAGGAGACCCGTGAGAGCCTGGGTTGTCAGGTCTATGAAGTCTCCGGTCTTAATATCGTCGTCTTTCCTGGCGACCTTAAGGGTGACCTTGAACGGAAGACTCCCGCGGGAGGTCACGATCCGTTGGGCAATCCTTCTGGCCGTCTGCAACGGGGTGGCGGCATGCCAGACCCCGTTGATGACCTTGGTCCGGAAGCTCCCGACCTCTTTGACCGAAACCGAATCCTGATCTATATACCGGACGGCATCCCGGTAGTTCGTGGTCTCATCCGCCTTCAAGGTTGGGTTGACCTGACCAAAGCGGATGATGCAGTCATTAACCAACCGGTCTGGGTTATCATCCAGGACCAGGGACTCGTTGACAATGTTAACTGGGTCAGTGATGGAGTGGACTATCTCCCCTTCGGCCGCCGGGCGAAAGACCTCATACCCGATCTCCTGAGCGACCTCATCCCACCACAACCCCCAGGAAGACGACTGCAAGAGAATGTCGCTAATCTGGGAATTGACCCCCTCGGGTTCGGTGACCAACCGGGTCAAAGTCTGGGAGCCCAACCAGAACTGATACAGGGATTCCCAGGAAGCGTAGTCGATGAAGACCGGGGGGACGGAACTCCCCAAGACCAACAACCAGCGGAGGACATTCGGCGGAAGCATATCGTCCCACCAGGCGCACTTCTGGACTTCATCCCCGATAGCGTGGGCTTCCGCGGGGGTCGTATAAGGCCCCAGGACCCCACGAGTGACCCCGGTCAACCGGACACCCCCGACAATAGGGGTCGTTCCAGTATAGGCGAAAATCTCCCCCTTCAGGCGGACAGCAGAGGCGGCCTCAAAGGCGTAGAGGGAGTATTCCGCGGGGTCAGCCGTAGTTATGTCCACCTGGGTGACGCTCCCGGTGGCCAGTATACCAACGGCCAATTTTCCAGAGGATTTCTGGGGGAAGGAAGACCGCTTGTCGTCGGCCAGTTTCAGGGGGTCCTTGGCCTTGATAGACACCCCTCGGGCAGTTCCGAACCCCGTCAGGGATTCCACCTGGTAGGTCCGGAGAAGGAGGTTGGACAGGTCAAAAGGCCTGTGGTTGTAGCCCGTGTACCACCGGAGGGTTCGCCCCTGGTAATGGGGCCACCGAGCCCGCATTTTGGACCAGAAGCTCCCTCGGGTCAAGGGGTCAAAGGGCCGGGTGGAGACATAGGGGTCTAACCCAATGTCATCGCTGGGGGCGTCCATACAGGAGATGGAGACCGACCCCACTTTGCCGATCCCGTCATCCGGGGTCACGTCACCCGGGTCAAAAGACGGGTCCGACTTCAAGAGGGGGATGAGCCCCCAACCCACCGGAAGGTCGCTGACGGGATTGCACAGAGAGACCGTCAAGGAGTTCCCCGTCTCGTCGTAGTTGACAGGGTCAACACACGACTCCCAGGAGTTCACGCAAGGGGTTCCGGTGGCCGTGCAAGGGGCAACCCCGAAGACCCGGTTGCACTGACCCAGGTCGATCTGAACCACGTCGATCCTCTCCCCGCCTGGTTCAGTTTTGAGTTCGTCGTGGAGGCTGACCGTGGTAAGCCACCAGAAAGGTGCAATAGGCATATCACCCCCGGTAGAAGACCCACCCAAAGGCCCGGACGACCCCATACATGGCGGCTGCTCGCCAAGGACGACCATTGGCCTTCACGCACTGATAAAGGGCCTTATCGGCCTCTCCGCGGGGGATTCCACTACCCTTGGCATAGGCCTCATCGTGGGCCTTGCAACAGTCCTGGGTTTCCCGGCCGAAGTTGGGGGAGGCCGTGCAGAAGCGCTTCATCAGTAAACCGCCTTCATAGCGTTGTAAAGGGCTTCCGCGGATACGTAGGCTGCTCCATTGAACTTCTCCACCCACAAGATCCCGTCAGCCTCGTGGCCGGCCTCATGGCAGAACCGGAGTTCCCGAGTAGTAGTCACGACCACATAGGACTTGTCAAACGACAAGCCAATCTTGTTCACGCCGGACTTTTTGAAGACCTCTTCAAAGGCCCCGGTGGATTGACCGTATACGCCCTGGAGGACAATGATGTTGTCCCCAGAGATCGTGATCTCAACGCCCGTACTCATATCAGACCTCGTACCCGTTCAGGTTAGCGTTCCAGGTGAATGAAGTATTCACCGCGGGGGTGCAGACAACCGTAACTACCGACCCAGCGGGGAACTCCGGGGGATTTGACCCCAGGGAGAACTCAGTCTCGGCTACCCCACCTCCGGTCAAGCTCCGGGTCATCAGGTTAGTAGCCCCCACCCTTAAAGAGACTGTCCCAAAATAGTTGTGGTTCGAGTTGCCGTTGGAAAGCCTCGCCGTGCAGTCCCAACCCTGGAGCCGGAGGGTCCTCCCCGCCGGGACGGTGTAAGTGGCAATAACCCGGTTGGCCGTAGTGGATGTAGTGACCAAGGAGCCGGGAGCGAATACATTACCGAGTCGCGGGGACGAAGCGCTGACGACGAGGACCTTCAGTGCCTTGGTGGTGGGGTCCACCTCGGCCATCCCGTTAGGGAGAGCCGGGTCTCCAATGACACAGACCTGACGCTCTACCACCCCGACGTCTGTAGTGACCGTCTGGGTGTCGATCCGTTGGGTCGAGTTCTGGATTTTGATGCTGCCGTCGCTCATAACGCTGGACCTCGAAGGGTGATGGACAGGCTCATCCGCTGGTGAGTCTGATAAACCACTTGGGGAGTTCCTTCGATCATACCGTAGGCCACTTCATCTGGGTAGACCGAGGGGCGCCAAGCGAAAACAATTCCTTCGCGCCTGAAGGCCTCCCGGAGGGTGGGCCAGGTGGATCGGACCCAGGAAGGGGGGAGGTTCTGGAGGTCCAGTTTCTCCTCGATCAGCGAGGACTGAAGTTGGCTGGAAAGGACCTGCCCACCCTGGCTGAACACGTTCGTGTAGTCGTCTTTCGGGTTCAGCCAACTGGGGGACCACCCCGGCTGCAGGCACTGGGGGAGGACCGTCTCCAGGCCGGCCTTCAGGACAGCCAGGAAGGGCTCCCCTGTGGCCAGCTTGACCTCCACCTGGATCTTGCTATAACTCACCTGGTCAAACAGCCACAAGAGAAGGTCGGCTTGCCCTTCCGGTACCACCAGAGGAGCCCCCACCTGGACCCAGGCAGCCCCGGTCCACCCTTGGAGGGTGTAAGTGGCCCCTCCCCCTTCCGGGACCAAGAGGCTGACGTAGTCCAGGGGCTTAGGGCCTGGGAACTCCGCGGTGACGTAGATAGGGGCCACCGGGACCAACCCCGGAGAGTAGGTGCTATAGGTCAAAGGCGACCTGACCGCTACGGCCCCCGCGGGGTTAACCGAGGCCGTCAGGGTAGCCTGGGACACCTCATTCAGAACACAAAGGCGGGAGGAATACCCGTCCGGTCCAGAGTAGCCAGTCAAGTCTATCATGTCGTTACCACCGTGACTTTGCCGACCCGTCCACCACTGTCGGCCATACGCTCCCCGAAGTCCTCCATCAACTTGGCCACCTCTTCTACGGTGAACCGGGAAGACCCCTTCAGGGTTATATCCACATTCTGCCGTTGCAACGCCTGGTTGGCCACGGGTTCGGTCGCGGCGTTCACGGCCTGGGTATTCGTGACCCCGGCCGCACCAGGAGAGGAAACCCCCGACCCTCCCCCAAACTTCTGGGAGCGGATCTTCTGAATCTGGACCATAGTGGCCGCTGCCGCGGCTGCAGCAAAAGCCGCCCCCAGGACAGGACCTCCGATCTTGGCGCCGGTTTTATAAGCCCCCACCGTGGCAGCGATCCCGTCCACAATGGCCCCGGCCAAGGCCGCCGCTTTTCCGAGTTCGAAAGCCTTCCGGCTCTCGGAGTTCATCAGGGTGGACAGGTTGCCAAAGAACCCTTGGAAGGCCGACATTTTGGCAGCCCGTTCCTCCTCGGCCTTCTTGATCCGGTCATCCGCGGCTTTGGTCTCCAGGTCGGTTATCGCCTGCTCATAGGCGGCTTTGGACTCCAGAGACAACTGGGCATATTCCTCTTCCGTTATCCGTTTAGCCTCCAAGGCTTCGGCCAGGAGGTTCTGCTCACCTACCAGTTTCTGAGCCAGTTCCTCCTGGTCCGTCTGGTACAGTTCCCGGAGGCCTTGAACAGACCGGTCTAACCCCGAGAACTGGAGGGCCTCCTTAGCCTTCTGATACGCCTCCTCCGAGGCCAAGGACAACCGGGTGTACTCATCCTCGGAGACCAACTTGTCTTTTAGCGACTTGTCCAGAATAGCCTGTTCTGCGTTTCTGGCATTGGTCAGTTTCTCGGCTTCGGACTGGAACTTTTCGTCCAACCGGCGGAGGGAGTCCCGAAGGGCTTTCTCCTCGGCCTCTTTGGCCTTAGCAGCCTTGTCGGCTGCGTCTTTAGCGGCCTTGTCGTCCCCTCCCGTGGGCAACCCCTTATCTCGGCCTCCGGCCCCAGTTAACGAGGCCTTAGCGGCCTCCTGCGAGGCCTTCTTGGCATCTTCCACATACTTCAGGAACTTCTCCCCGGCCAGGGGCTCCTCCAGAGCCTGTTTGATCCGGATGGAGGACAACTCGGCGAACCCTTCGGCCTGTGCCAGGTCGTTCTCCAGAGCCCGGACGGAAGCGCCCAGGTCCACCCCGGGGATCTTGTCCAAGGCCTTCACAACACCCAGGGCAAACTTGTCAATGGCCACGGCCCCCTTTGCAGAGAACCCTATGACGGTATCCAGAACCAGCGAGAAGACCCGGCTGACCCCATCTACGGCATTGGCGACATAGGCCGCCCCGCGGATGACCTTCTGGAAGATCGACTCGGTCACCTTCCCGAATCCTCCGGCCTTATCGGCAGCCCCCACGAAGTCAATCCCGATCTGCCGGATCAAGGGGGCAAATTGGAGACCAAGTTGCCCGAAGAAACCTTGCGACGCAGCAGCGAGGGTGTCCAAGGTGTCCCCAATGGCCCCAATCTCTGCGGTGTCCACCTCGGACAGGTTCAGTCCGAAAATCTCGGCCTGCCTGGCCGCCTCGGCCAACCGCTCCGGGTTGATCTGGAGGATAGCGGCCCCCGCGGATTTACCGAACAGGTCTACGGCCACAGAGGCCTGTTCGGCAGCAGGGATAACCTCGCTGATACGGGAGTTGATCAGTGAGATCTGTTGGTCGAGTTCCAGGGAGGAGAGTTGTTCTGCGGATAGCCCGAGGCGGGTCAGCGCATCGGCCCCGGCGCCCCCGGCTCCGGAGGCCAAACTGCCGATTGTGTCGTTGAGTTTCAGGGCAGCAGAGTTGACCGTGTTCAGGTCCACCCCGGCATTCTTGGCAGCCATTGCCACTGTGTTCAGGGAGTCGTAAGTCGTCCCCAACTGGGCAGCCATGTCGGCTTGAGTGTCGACAGCGTCAACAGCCTGTTTGGTCATGTAGACCATGGCAGTAGCCACAGCCCCAAAACCTACCCCGGCCATCTTCCCGAGGTCTGAGATTTCGGAGCCAATAGCCTGGAGGTTCTTCTTGATCTGTTTGGCCCGTTTGTCGGCCTCGCGTTCCGCCTCCGTCATCCCGGAGACGAAACCCCCGATCTTTGCGATCAGGTCTAAGGTGAGAGTCCCCAGCGATCTGGCCATATCAACTCCTGGTAGTTCTAGCCCCGAAGGCCTTCACTATATCGTCGATGCCGGCCGCGGGTTCTTCTTCATGGGGCATAAAATCAAACATCGTCACGTCCTTCGACCCCTTAGATCTGAGGTAGGTCGTGACGATAAGAGCAGCCGCGGATTCGATCCTTCGGCCCAGGTTCAGGCTCCCCCGTTTCGCTAGGTACCTGAACCAGGCCTGGGCCTCCCCATACGTCAGGTTGGCTTTGGCCTCGGCTATGGTTGATCCACCTACCCCATGCAAAACGAGTTCGTGCCAGACCTCCTCCGCGGGGGTTAGGTCGGGGCCTTCGATTTTCCCAGGTCGTTTGCCTCACCCACGGCCTTCGCAAAGGCCTTGGCCAGTCCCGGTTCCAGGGAGTAGGCATCTTCATAGGTCAACCGTTCCTGACCCTCTTCACCCAGGCGGATAGCCGAGGCGATGAGGTTGGCCACCCGTGACCGACCCTCGGCCTCCTCCCGGAGGATGCGTTCGACCTCGCCGAAGGACAAGGGGGCAACATGAACGTCGAAGGACAAAGGGGTGTCGTCCCCTTTGTCCCAGACGATGTTGACCTTGGTCATCCCGGTGCCGACGAAACCGCCGGCGGATTTCAGGTCTTTCAGGTTCATGATCAGGCCTTCGGAGTCAGGACAGGGAACCCGGAGACTTGCAAGGCAACGGTGGAAGCAACCACAGCCGACAGGGCAAAGTCAAACGGGAAGTCCGAGATGTAGCCTTCGAAGCTGATCCAGGAACGGGTGGTCGGGAGAACGAATTCACCCGCGGTCACAGTCGGAGCCGCAGTCCCGTCGGCCAGACCCACCGTCCACTTCAGGGTGTCCCCAGAGACATAAAGCTCGTGAAGGCGGACGTGAGAAGGGTCAGAGGGGTCGACGTTGATGCCGAAGTTAGCCGCCCCGGGGGTCAGCATACCGGCCTCGTAGGATCGGGCCTGAGCTTCCAGGCAAGTGGTTTCGATCTGGTCACGAGCAGCAGAAATGCCGGTGATAGTGGTCACGCAACCAACCACGATGACGGAATCGTCAGCCGGGTCGATAGCGTAGAGGTTGGTACCCTGAGTCTTCAGTGCCATTTTCTTTCTCCGGAGGAGTGTTAACGACCCCCACGGGGTCAGGTGGATTCAAACCATTCCAGGTCAAAGGATACCCGGATCAACTTAGTGTCGGGTTCCCTCACCTCGCCCTTGAACGATACCACATGCGCCCTGGTTTCGACCGCAGTCCGAATAGCCTGGGCCAATTCTCTCGAGGCTTTGGCTGTTGGAGCATAGGCGTCCACCTGGATTCGGGACATGTCCATGTCGGGTCGGTCCCCCAAGTAGTTCTCCGGGGAGCCGCCGGCGATCATATAAGTGGCATAGGGCCGGGTAACGTCTTGAGGAGCATCGGCCGCGGGGTAGAACCGAAAAGGGGAGGTCCCAAGAAGGCCCTGGAGCGGGCCATTAGCGGCCAGAAGGGCAAAAAGCGATGGATTCATAAGGGCTCCCAGTTAACCCCTGCTATTGGGGCTATTTAGGGCCTTCTCCACGGCTTTGTCCACCTCCTCGACAAAGGTATTCAAGACGTCGGGGACTTTGGCGTCTATGGCCGGGCGGAAGAAGGGTTTTGCCTGCATCCGGCTGGTCCCGAATTCTAGCAGCCTCCAGTGTGGGGTCGGACCCTTTTTGCCAAGATCCGGGTCGCCCTTCGGGAGGACAGCCCCTCCCAGAATACCCACCCGCATCATCAAGTCACCCGTCTTCTTCTCGTACCGGGAAGAAGGGCGAACAGCCACATTGTCGGCTATGGATCGGCCGGTCTCCGGGTCGTCCAACCCTCGGGCGTTTTGTTTAACCTGGTCGGCCACCTTCTTGGCCGACCGGCGAAGAGCAGTTCGGAAGGCCTTCCGGGCCTTAGGACCCGACAAGGCTTTCATCTTGGCCCGGAGTTCCTCTAGGCCTTTGAGTTCAACCCGAACTTCATTGGACATGGGTCACCGGGTCCAGGAGGCGTTGAAGACCACCCCTGCTATGGTCGGGTTATCCGGGGAGATTTCCAATGTCCCAGAAGGGTCTACTAACCCCGTCAAGGTCACCCAACCACTCACACCGTCTAGTACTGACACGGGGAAGGCCTTCCGCTTTCGAGGGCGGAATTCTACAGGGATATTGTCCATGACCAACCCCCCTATAGGGTATCTATCAGCCCTTCCGGTCAAGGAGACTAAGTCTCCGCTCCTGTGGAGACGGGGCCGATCATAACTAGACCCAGACGGGAACCAACCAGTAGTTAGGTCAGCCTCCCTCTCCTGGGGGAGGTCCAAGGGGGTAACGGTCAACCCTACACGACCCGGGTTGTTTGGGGTCTTCATAACCAAGAAGCGCCGGGCCTCCGCGGGGTGGAATGTGAACTTCTTCCCGTAGGACCCGAAACCTTCGAAGCAAACAGTAGCCCAAAGACTTGAGTCGTTGAAGAGATCAAACACCCCCACTACGGCATTGAACTCAGGGGACGTCCCGAAAGCCCCGGAGATGTTCTGGTCCTGGACAACCGTGATATTCAGGTCGCCCCCTACAGCCAGTGAATAGGCACGAACGGGAGCCCCCCCGACCTTCAACTCGCTGCCATCAAAGACCGGGGGGAAGGGGTATTGATTCCAGTCAGAGCCCAACCCACTGAGGTTAGGTTCCAGGACAATCCACCCGGCATTTTGGGCATTGCCAAAATAGTCTGCAGGAGCCGTAGTGGGGAACGGGAGGGAATTCACACCCATGAAGCTGGAGGCCCCAGGCAGTTGGTCCTCCGGGGCTCCCCCGGTGTAGAAGATGGTGCGCCCTTGAGGGAAGTCTGTGGAGTCTACGTCAAACCTGATCTTGGCAAAGGCCTCCGCGGGGTAGTTCACCCAGGTAACCCCATTGAACACAGCAACTGACCAGGCCGGGAAGGCCGAAAGGTCCCCCGACTTAGTGGTAGCCACAACTACCATGGCCCCTTCCTCGGGGGCCGTCAAGACGGAGACATCTTGCACAATCCCATAGGACTTCCTGAGCATCAGGGCCTTCTGGAAGGTGGACAGTTCAAAAGGAGTGGGAGGAGGGGCAACCGGGTCTTCGGCTCGGGTCACGAACACCCCCGTTACCCCGCTGTGGAATTCAACCAGGTCCCCATCGAGAAGATCCCGGCCGGCGAAGGTGCCAGAACCCTGGGCGACATAGCGTTTTCCGTCCATCGCCCCAACAGGGGGAGCCGCCGCAGAGTGTTGTTCGAAACCGTCGCGAGAGCCCGTAGAATCGGACATATCATAGACCATTTGACCAGCGGTGAACACGGGGGTGTCCACGTTGAAGGCCATACCGGCTACGACCTGCAGTTCGCCCCCAGGAGGGAGTTGGCTCCAGTCAAAAGGCGCCGTCAGGCTCCCTACCCCATCAGTGAAGGTCACCTCCCCAGTGGAAGGGTCGTAGTCCATGTAGACCTTAGACCCCTGGGATACGGGGAGGACCCCCGTGTTTACTGGCCCACTCGGAGTGAAGGAGAGCACGGCCAAAGCCGAGAAGTTAGAGATCCAGATGCCAAAAACTCCATAGGTCTCGGGGGCCGAAGGGTTGCCGTTCAGCGCCCCTACCAGGTCCAAAAGCGAGAGCTGGGAATTAGCCAAAACCATAAACGACAGGAACGGATTATCTACCCCCGTCTGATACGAGGGGACGTTAAAGCTCCCAGAGCGAACTCCAGTCTGTGCTACCGGGCAGACTCCAGAATTGACCATGGAGAAATAGTAGTTAGGCCCGCCGGGGAGGGGAGGCAAGGGGGCCAAAGACCCCGGGGAAGTGGTAGCCCCCAGTTGTCCGGCCTCGGAGGCCGGCGCCAGGGCAGCCAAGACCCAAGGATCGGGCTGCAGGGACAACAAACGCCGGAAGGTGGAGAGGGGAACCCGAAGGTTGTCGGAACCCACTCGAAGAAGAAGGTCGTCAGTGTCATTCAGCCCCGTCGCCTCGACCAATTGGCTGATCTTCTGGTTGGCCATAGTTACTCCTGGATCAAAAAGCCCCCGGACTCCAGGAGGATGAAACCCCCAGACTCCAGGAGAAAACCGTCTGTGATTTCTTCCTGGGCAACCTGCTCCCGCGGGTTGATACAGGACAACCGATATTCTCGGCGGGCCGAAGCGTCAGTTTCTATAGACCTGACGTCATAGGCGAAGCCGTTCCACAAGATCCTCCAGGACGGGTCGAACCCAGGGAACCACCGAAGATTGACCCGAAGGGACACCTCCGCAGTTGTGGTTCCACTGGTCCTGGACTCCCGCCCCGGGCCGGTCAAGACGTCCGCAGGGACTGAGGAAAGATCCACCCCCGATCGTTCAACCGTTTCCCAGGTGACCAGGGCTTCCCCGGTGTCAGGGTCCTGGGTATAGACCGGGCGCTGAATGTGCACCCGGTGTCGGTAATTCCCAACGAAGAATCCCCGGAGGCTCATACGCCCAACCCCACCCGGTGGAAATGAAGAAGCGCATCGGCAGTCGGAGACCGGGTTACTGACAGGCCGATAACGGAGACCCCGCGGACCTCATAGAACTCCGCGGTGTAAAGCAGAACCGCCTGGACCACTGCCTTCGGAACTTTGCCGTCAGGGCTGTTCCAAGGGGTTTCAACGGGTTGAGTGTCGGAGATTTCCTGGCGGTCCATCAGGGAGGCGCAATGCGATTCTGCGGCGTCCACGCACTGTTGAATCAGCGAGTCGTCGTCAGGGAGGACCACGGCCAGGTGGCTCTTTGCGACCTCAAGGGTGACGTAACTCATCGCTAAAAACCTCAGAAGCTTGTTCATCCCCCTATCCTACCAGAGTCGGCCGTCGGTTGCCCAACCTGTTGAGCGGGTTATCCCCCGCGGGGGTGAATGCCCCTGACCCAGTGGTGAATGCCCCTGACCCAGGGGTGAACGCCCCTGACCCGAGGGTGAACGCCCCTGACCCAGGGGTGAATGCCGCTGACCCGGGGGTGAATGCCACCCGATACCCCTGACCCAGGGGTGAATGCCCCTGACCCAGGGGTGAATGCCCCTGACCCGGGGGTGAATGCCCCTGACCCGGGGGCTTAGCCTAGCGGCCTAACGTTGAGCAAAAGAAAAGGGGCCGAAGCCCCTTTCCCTTAACCACAGTGGATCAGACCAGGGCGCCCTTCACGAAGGCTGCAGGGCGCCCTTCACGAAGGCTTCCGGACGGTAAACCGTCAGGGCCAAGCGCTCTTCCGCCAGGATCGTGACCATGTTCCGGACGAAGTTGTCGCGGTCCTCGGTCGAGATGGTGACGGTAGCGTCTTCGCGATCCCAGACCTGCGCACCCATCTGGAAGGCGCCGGTGAGGAACTCACCCGCGGTCATGGCCTGAGTGGCCACCACCGGGCGACCCCACAGAGCAGCCGGAGCCATCAGGGTCGGGTTCGCAAACAGATAGGCGTTGTCAGTGGTCTTGGTCAACTCGATCTCGGCCCAGTCGATCGGGTTCAGAACAATACCGTCAGCGTCGTACTCGGCCAGGGCAGCCTGGAGGAGGGCGACACGAAGGCGGTCGATCGAGGTCTCGGCAGTGATTGTCACACCCGGGTTGGCATAGTCCGAGGCCTGGGTGTAGATGCCGTTGATGTTCAGGCCGACGCCGGAACCCATCAGCAGTTGCTGTTCTTCCTTCAGCATCAGGCCATAACGCAGGCGGCCGTCGATGTAGGAAGCCAGCATGCCAGCGTCCGACAGGATCTGCTTCGAGGCGTGAATCCAGTGGGCAATGGTAGCCACCGGCGCAGCCAAAAGGCCGAAGGTGATGTCGGATTCGGGCTTCGGGGTTCCCGGATTTTCGGCCACCACGCCAGCGGCATTCGTGAAGCCGGTTTCGCGAACATACTCGATAGAGTTCGAGGTGGTCCGGCCGCCGGCGATCAGGTCACGGATGGTCATGCGACGGTTCGGGGAAGCCACGACACCGGGGGCGCGTTGAGGCACGACCAAAGTCCCGGCCGACCCCACGTCAGAGGTAATGGCGGCCTGGATGCCGATGGAGACCTTACCCTTACCCTTGCCGGAAGCAGCAAAGGCCTTGAAGTCATCGGATTCGGCGACCATCTGGCCCAGGGACTTCGGCAGGATCAGGCCCGAACCACCAGATTCGAGTTTGGCCATCAGCTGTTCGGCAGCCGACAGGCGGGCCTGCAGTTCGCCCTGGGCGATCAGCATCTTGTCCACCGAGGCCTTGGTTTCTTCAGTCATGGCGCCGAAACGCTTGACTTCCTTTTGGCTGGTTTCGGCGTAGGTTTTCAGTTGGTCACCCACGGCCTTCAGGTCAGCCTGGACCTGCTTGTATTCTTGCTCGAGTTGGCTCATGTCAGGATACCTTTCAGAGAGGAGGAAATGTTCACAGCGTCTCCCGTGGCGAAAGCAGCACCCGGCGTGCCTTCCCCGATAGCGTTTTGCGTACCGGTTCCCCCAGCGTTATGCGTGGAGGATTTGTACTCCCGGAGGAGCTCCCGGCGCTCGGTACGGGAAAGACCCGAGCGCGCCAGGATCTGGTCCAACTTCCGGGCTGCAAAAGCAGATGCGGAAGCCGAAGAATCTGTAGTCACCTGGTCCGAGGCCAGGAGGGAGTCGGCCAACCCTTTGGCCACCGCGGTCTCGCCGTCGAGCCAGGTTTCGTTGTCCAACATGGTCGTGACCTCGGCCTTGTCCAACCCCGACCGGGCGGAGTAAATGTTGGCCATGGCCTGGTCGAAAGGGTCCAGGGTGTCCGCGATTTGCCGAAGGTCGTTCTTATTCCCCATGGCCACGACCCAGGCATTATGGATCATAAGGAAACCGGCCCGAGCCACGTTCAGGGTATCAGCGGCCATAGCCACAATCGAGGCAGCCGAAGCAGCGATCCCGACCACATTGACCGTGACCTCGGCCTTGTGTTCCCTGAGGAGGTTGTAAATGGCCAACCCCTCGAAGAGGTCGCCACCCGGAGAGTTGATATTGACAATGACCGGGGTCTCGGCCCCCAGGCTCCGGAGGATACCGGCCATCTTGGAGGAGGTCATCCCCGTCCCTTCCCAGTTATCCCCGATGACGTCGTAGATGCCAATGGTGCCGGCTTCGTTCGAGGCTTTGGCATGGGGGTTCCAACGACCCAGGACCGAAGGGGTGATCTCCGAGGAGACGTTACCCACCCGGGTGGTCGGAGCCAAAGGCATGTTGGTCAGTTTCATTTCAAGTCCCCGGGGTGTTCCCCAATTGGTCCAATGGTACCAGGTTAGACTGGACCGTGTAAACATCTCCACCCGGAATAGGGGGAGCATTTTCTTTCGCTGCCACCTGATTCCGGTTCATCCACCCGTTCTGGAGAGCTGTAGAGTAGAAGGAGGCCCGGGCTGCCGTATCCCCCCGGAGGAGGCCGTCCACATTGAACTCGGCATAGTACCGAAGCTGGTCCACCGGGGAGAGCAGGTCTTTGTTAATGGCCTGTTCGATCCGGGTCAACCAGGGTCGGAGGGTGAAAGTCAAGAACCCGATCATCTGCTGTTCCAACCCCGTCCCCCAACTGGTGGACTTCTCGGAGTGCCCAACCATGAACGGGGGAACCCGGAACCACCGGCAGACCTCTTCCACGTTGAACCCCCGGCTCTCCAGCAGTTGGGCATCCGCGGGGTTGATCCCGATCGTCCCGGCTTCCATCCCGGCCTCCAAGATAACAGGCTTGCCAGAGTTGACCGACCCGCTAATCAGGGCGATTGCTTCGCGGGCTTCCTTTCGCTGATCTTGCTTCAAGATCTGAGGATACTTGAAGTATGTAGTCGGGTGGAGCCCGTTTTTGAAGACCGTGCTCGAGGCCTCGTTCGAGGCTATGGCAGCCCCCATGACGTTGGCCGCATAGGCAATGACGGACAGACCATGAACCCCGTCCAGGCTGAACCCGGGGATGTTGAAGATCCTGGAGGCCGGTATCTCCCGCTGAACCCCATTGGCCTCCAGGTAGAAGTACCGGGTCACGCCGTTGAAGTTCTGGATGCTCAATCGGTTCGGCGACAGGAAACGAAGACCGACAAGGCGATTGCCGATCATCTGTTTCTCTGCCCGGGCATTACCCCGGAGCAACATGGCTGCCACCGTAGATTCCCAATGGACTGCCGCGGTGGAGTCCGCATTTGGCCGGGAGTGGAGGACGGGGTAAAGGGGGTGAGAGGTAGCGGCCACTCGACCCTGGGCGGTTCGTTCGTACAGGCCCAAAGGGAGAGTGGAAATGGTCTCGGCAATGAGCCGGGTGCAGGCCCAGACTGCCGAGAGTTTAAGCATGGACGCCTCGTCGACGTTGGCCCCGGAGTTAGAGGCCGAGACCACCACCTCCTTCCAGGCGGCTTCGTCGGAGGCGGAGAACCCGCCGAGGAGGGTTATCAGGGCGGCCCGGATTTTGCCCGGGACCTTTCGGGATTCGTTAGTCATACACCCACCGGTTGGCTAAAAAAGTCCGACAGGTCGGACGTCTGCATGTCGGGGTCTTTGGTCATAGCCCCCACGGCCATCGTCAGGGCCACCATACCATCAATCCTTCCGGTCGTTTTCTGCTTGTCCAATTTTCTGTTTCCGGCAGGGTCTTTGGAAAGGCCGGCATTGGCTGCACACATGGTCAGGACCGGGTGCATACCGTGGCACACCCTGTTATTTAGCAGCAATTCTTCCAGAATGTCCACCGCCGGGGACATGTCCTTGAACCCCTGACCAAACTCCACAAGGGGCAGTTCCATGTCGGCTCTCTCGCACTCCTTCTTGAACACGTCCATCCTCCACCGGTCGAAGGCAATAGCCTGGACGTCCACCCCGCGGATAATCTCGGCCATCTCCTTGACCACGAACTCATAGTCCACGGTCTTCCCTGGGGTGGTCCGGAGAAACCCATGCTGGACCCACGCTTCGTAGGGTTGCCGATCTCGGTTGGCCCGTTCCCGGAGCCCGTGAGAGGGGGTCCAGAAGTATGGGTGGACAGAGAACATCCCGTCGCCCTGTTCTTCCACAACTACCAGGGAGGTCAAGTCCGTCCGGGCAGACAAGTCCAAGCCGATCCAAGCCCGGCCCCCGTGGGGGTCGGGAACCCTGCCCCCGTTCGCAATCCACACCCCATGCGAAACGAAGGGGGTGAACGTACTGACTCGCTGGTTCAGGTTCAGGTTGCGGTAGGTGTTCTCGAAGGACGGCATCCGGTGAGCCTTGGTCGCCTGTTTCTCCATGTCGGCCAAAGACCTGAACTTCCCCAAGGCCGGGTTGGACTTCCTCCAGGAGGCCGGGTCCAGAAGGTCGTCCTCCTTCGGGGTGGTGTACACATGGCAGACGGTTTTTGGAGGCTTGGACCTTTGCGCATCATCTATCTGGATGCTGAAGAAGTCCGCATCGGTGGCGGCCTGGGTACTGATATAGATCAGGAGCGGAGACGTGTATGCGCCCTGAGCCGTTGTGATCGCATCCACAAAGTCGCTAGTGGCCCCGCGGATCTGGCCAACCTCATCCAGGATTGCCAGGATCGGGGACTTGCCGTGCGCCGTCTTCCCTTCGGCACTTATCGCCTGATACTCCACATTCATCGGGAGCCCAACCAGTTTCTTCCCCGAAGGGACTGTCCTGATTAACGGTGTCAACTTCGGCGACAGCGACACGCACTTGGAAGCAAGGTTGTAGACCTCAGCCGCCTGTTCCCGGCTCATTGCGCCACTGACGATACGCGAGTTCAACCGGGCCTCGGGTCCTACCAGATGAGCCAGGAGGATGAAGGCGATAGTGGCTGTCTTAGCGTTCTTTCTGGCGATGCTGAGGATCGCCGTGTCAGTCACTGCCGGGTTGTCGTACACCGCCAGGATGAACAACTTCTGGAAGTCCTCCAGGAGAACCGGGCGCCCCACCTTGTCGCCTTCGGGGACAACGCAATGAGTCTCAATGAACCGAATGACCCTCTCCCCGCGGGTCAGGTCCTTGGCAGGGAGCCCGCGGGTTGGCCGGAGGATCGGCGTGGGTCCTGAGTACAGGAAGTCCATCAGTGTTGTTTCGCCGGGTGGGGGAGCTGCGACCCGTCGTCAGGCCGCGGGATAAGGTCATCGTCGGCATCCTCCAGGGTAGCCTCCGCAGCTCGTTGCTTCCCGTGGGAAGCCTTCTGCGACCGGCTCGGCCCGTCCTTGGCCTCCGGGTGAACATGGAGCATCCGGGAGAACGCCACCGCCCGGCGGCTCAGGGCCTCCAGGACGTTGTGCAAGGGGTTGCAGACCGGAGTCCCCCGTTGGTTCATGACCACAGGCCCCTGGACGTCCAGTTCGGCCTGGTAGTGCTCGATGTCGGATTGACAGCGAGCCAGGTTAGCGGCCATGGCCATGTCGGCGTAGTCCCATTTGTCCTTCGGGCGTGCGGCCATGATAGCGTCCCAGAACGGATAGTCCCGTTGGCGCAACGAGATGTGCGGCGGAGGGTCGATCCGGGTCAACGCATTCTTCATCGCCAGGGCGTCGCCGGCCACCGAGTCGGGTTTCACTTTGGCATTAGCCATATCAGCCTCTCTTATAACCCATATCAGGGAAAGTAATTTGCATCTCTGTTAAAATTGAGG